CAAATGCTATCTCAACAAATGGGATCGTTATTAAGAGACAAAGTACGTCTGGAATCTGTTGTCGGAAAAAATGCTTTCTTCGATCAAGTAGGAAGTGTAACTGCTATTTTAAAAACTAGCAGACATTCTGACACTCCACAAATCGACACTCCACATGCAAGAAGAAGAGTATCTCTTGCGGATTACGAATTTGCGGATTTAATAGATCAACAAGATAAAGTACGTCTTTTAATAGACCCAACTTCATCTTATGCTCAAGCTGCAGCTATGGCTATGGGTAGAGCAATGGATGATGTGGTAATCAGTGCCGCTACAGGAACTGCATTTACTGGCGAAACAGGATCAACTTCAACTGTATTACCTTCTGCACAGAAGATTACAGAAAGTGGTACTAATGGTTTAACTATTGCGAAGTTAAGAACTGCAAAAGAAAAGTTCGACTTAGCAAGTGTAGATCCATCTATCGCTAGATTTATCGTGGTATCACCTAGACAAATCACTGATCTATTAGGAACAACTGAAGTAACAAGTTCAGATTTCAACACTGTTAAAGCATTAGCAAATGGTGAAATCAACTCGTTCCTTGGTTTTAACTTTATAGTATCTAACAGACTATCTATTGCATCTTCTAAAAGATCATGTATCGCATTTGCACAAGATGGTATTACATTAGCAGTTGGTAAAGATGTTTCAGCTAGAATAGACGAAAGAGCTGATAAATCTTATGCTACTCAAGTGTACTACTGCATGAGCATTGGCGCTACTAGAATGGAAGAAGAAAAGGTAGTTCAAATCGAAGCACACGAAGCGTAATAAAGGAGGATAAAATATTATGGCAAATTCAATTCAACAAGCGAAAATTGCTGCTACTCCTTCTGAAAAAGTAAAGACTAACGAACTCGCAGGTAGAGTTAGAGTAGCCTTTGCTGAATACGAAGCGAGTGCAGAACAATCTACTATTCACATGTTTAGTTTACCAAATGGTGCAAGAATTGTATCTGGTAGATTAGCACATGATGCGTTAGGTACATCAACTACATTATCAGTTGGTCATGCAGCTTACGTTGATTCATCTGGATCAACAGTTGCTCTTGACGTTGATGAGTTTAAAGCCGCTGCAGCTTCTGCTACAGCAGGTGCTGCAAATGTTGCAAATACTATTGCACTAGGCGAAAACTCTGTTGTAGATGCTGATAAGGATGGTTTACCAGTTACTGTAACTATTGCAGGAGCTGACGCAACTAATACTATTCAATTAACTATGATGTACGTTATAGATTAATAAAAAAAATTTTAGGCGGGGAAAGCGAGAGTGGAACCCGCCTAGGATGTATGAAACAAATAAAAGATTTAAAACCAGTATTACATTTTAAACAAGGTAACTATGTTTACCGATATGTATTGGTGGATAGATTTAAAAACACAAGTAAAGTGCATTATGGTTTTGATGCAAAACTTGAAAGAACTGAAGCAGAAATTTGGCAACTACAAAACGATAGAAGTATTAGAAGAAAATATATACTAAAAAATGACAAAAAGTGATTTTGATCCTAGGAACTTAGGATTGTACAAAGAACCTAAAGATTTATTGCATTTTCAATGGCAAGACGATAGTAAAGTATATAGATATGCTTTAGTTGAAATTATAAATGAATTAGATATTAATAGTAGAACTAAACAAAAAAAAGATGAGTTGCAATTAACTCAAAAAGAAATATGGAGTAAGTATGGCATCAACAGTAGATATTTGTAATGGAGCATTAAATCAACTTGGTGCAACAACCATACTTTCACTTACAGAAGATTCTAAAAATGCTAGACTTTGTAATTCAAGATATACTCAAGTAAGAGATGCAGTGTTTAGATCACACCCTTGGAACTGCTTACAAGAAAGGGTAGAACTAGCATCATCAACAGATACTCCTGCATGGGGTTACAGTTTTAAATATAATTTACCCGGTGATTGTTTAAGATTACTTAGAATATTAGATTATGATTCAAATCATAAAGTAGAAGGTAGATCAATATTATCTAATAACTCTTCAATGAAAATATTATACATTTCAAGAGTTACAGATCCAAATCAATATGATGAAAATTTAAGAGAAACATTATCAGCAGCACTAGCTGCAGATATAGCTTATGCTATTACATCTAACAATACCACGCAACAAAACATGATTGCTCTTTATCAAGAAAAATTAAAAGATGCTAGATTTGTTGATTCAACTGAAGGATATAATACCACTCAAGAAGATGGAATGACAGATGTTATAGATGCTGGTACTTTTATTAACTCAAGGTTCTAATACATGGCTAGAGTAGCTGCACAAATTTCAAATTTTACAGCGGGTGAATTATCACCAAGATTAGATGGTAGAAATGATTTAGCAAAATATTCTGCAGGTTGCGCAACTGTAGAAAATATGGTTATCTATCCACATGGTGCTGCAGCTCGTAGACCGGGTACAACTTTTATTGCTGAAGTAAAATCAAGTGCTGCTAAAACAAGAATAATACCTTTTGAATTTTCTACAACGCAAACTTACATTTTAGAATTAGGTAATCAGTACATAAGATTTTATAGAGATAATGGTCAGATATTATCTGGTGGATCTCCTTATGAAATATCTACACCTTATTTAACTGTAGAGCTTTTTGATATTAAGTTCGCACAAAGTGCTGACGTGATGTACATCACACATCCTAATCACAAAACCAGAAAGCTATCAAGAACAGGTCATACCTCTTGGACACTAACAGAAGTAGATTTTACTAATGGTCCATATTTAGACACAAATACATCTACAACTACACTTTCAACTTCAGCACATACTGTAGGAACTGGTAGAACTTTAACAGCTTCAGCAGTTACAGGTATTAATAGCGATACAGGATTTCAAACAACAGATGTTGGAAGGTTAATTAGATTTAGAGATGGTTATGGAAAAATTACCGCAAGAGCAGATACATTAAATGTAACTATAGAAATATTAGTAGACACAGGATCAACCAGTGCTTCTACTGATTGGAACTTAGGTGCATTTTCAGATACCACTGGTCATCCTTCTTGCGTATCATTCTTTGAACAACGATTAGTTTTTGCTGCAAGTTTATCACAACCACAAACAGTATTCTTTTCTAAATCTGGCGATTACGAAAACATGGATGCAAACATTGGCGGTACTGTAGCAGATGATGATGCAATCATTTATACAATCGCATCTAACCAAGTTAATGCAATAAGATTTATGGCAGCTGGCAGAACTTTAATTATTGGTACTGCAGGTGGTGAGTTTACAGTTAGTGGTGGTGGAGATAATGATGCTGTTACACCAACAAATATTTTAATTAAAAAACAATCTAACCATGGTGCAGCAAACACAGATGCAATCGCAGTTGCTAATGCTACTTTGTTTTTACAAAGAGCTAAAAGAAAAATTAGAGAACTTGCTTACAACTTTGATGTAGATGGTTATATAGCTCCGGATCTAACTATCCTTGCCGAACACGTTACCGATGGCGGTATTGTAGAAATGGCATATCAAGAAGAGCCATTAGCAATTATTTGGTGTGTAAGAAATGATGGTGAGCTAGTTGCACTAACATATCAAAGAGAACAACAAGTAGTTGCTTGGCATAGACATGTTTTTGGCGGAGCCTTTGGCAGTAGTAAAGCGGTGTGTGAATCTGTTGCAGTAATACCAACTGAAGATAGTGAGTATGAATTGTACATGATTATTAAAAGAACAATTAATGGCGCAACTAAAAGATATGTAGAATATTTAAATACATTTAATTTTGATGAAAGTGATAATACATCATTTAATTTTTTAGATTCACAATTATCTTACAATGGATCTGCAGCAACAACTATTTCTGGATTATCACATCTTGAAGGACAAACAGTTTCTGTATTAGCAGATGGCGCAACGCACCCAGATAAAACTGTTAGTTCCGGTTCAATAACATTAGACCGATCTGCTACTAAAGTTAAAGTAGGATTAGGATATACATCATTATTAAAGACAATGAGAATAGATGCTGGTGCGCAAAATGGTACTTCACAAGCTAAAACAAAAAGAATATATGAAGTTACTGCAAGATTATATGAAAGTGTTGGTGTTGAAATAGGACCCGACCTAAATAATATGGAGAGAGTTCCTTTTAGAACATCAAGTGATCCTATGGATCAAGGTATTCCACCATTCACAGGAGATAAAGAAGTAGAGTTTAGAGGAAATTATGATACAGATGGATTTATGATTGTTAGACAAACACAACCTTTGCCTTTGACAATCTTATCACTATACCCGAGGTTAGTAACAAATGATGGATAAACAATTACATATAGTACCTTATACAAAAGAACATGGACAGTTTATATTGTCCTGTCAAATGAATCACAAGATTTTAGAAGCAGATAGACACTACATTAATGTAGAAGGTAATGCTAAAAATTTAGAACAAAACAATTTAGCCTTTACAGGTATTGTTAATTATCAACCTATCTTTGCTGCCGGAATGAAAATGGTTTGGGGTCAAGTTGCTGAAGGTTGGGTTATAGCAACAAAAGATATTTGGAAAAACCCTTTAGCTGTAGCTCGTGCAATAAAAAAAGATTTTGCTAGAG